CCTGAGGGTGAGCCTGACTTCTACGAGAACTTAGCTGATGTACTTACCAGCTATGATCTCAGTAAATTAGCTCATAAGTACGTTGAGCTGATTGAGAAAGACAAAGAAGCTCGTGAAGAGCGTGATAAGCAATACGAAGAAGGTCTGCGTCGTACTGGCTTAGGCCATGATGCACCGGGCGGCGCACAGTTTACCGGAGCCAGCAAGGTTGTCCACCCTGTTATGGCTGAGGCGTGCGTTGACTTTTCAGCTCGCGCCATTAAAGAACTATTCCCCGCCGATGGGCCGGTTAAAACCAAGATTATTGGCGAGACTACTGACGAGAAGGTAGAACGCGCCGAGCGTAAGCGCGACTACATGAACTGGCAGCTCACTGAGCAGATTGAAGAATACCGCGATGAGGAAGAGCAGTTGCTGACGCAGTTGCCGCTTGGTGGTAGCCAATACATGAAGATTTGGTACGACGAGCAGAAGCGCAGGCCTTGCGCTGAGTTTGTACCAATTGATAACGTGTACTTGCCCTTTGCAGCTGTAAACTTCTACACCGCAGGCCGCGTAACGGAAGTACAAGACATTACGCAGGAAGTATTTGAAGAACGCGTTGATAGTGGTTTATACATTGACATTGATATTGTTCGTGCCAGCATGGAGCCTGAAGAGTCCAAGGCTGAAAAGGCAAACAATAAGATTGAGGGTCGTAAGAGCCAAGCGGATAACGTAGACGGCGTTCGCCGTGTATATCACATCTACACTTGGCTGAACCTTGATGATGACAATTACTCAGATGGCAAGCGCGCCCCGTACATCTTGATGATTGATGATCTAACAACCGAGGTTGTTGGCTTGTACCGCAACTGGGCTGATGGTGATGACACCATGGCCAAGCTGGACTGGTTGATTGAGTTTAAGTTCATTCCATGGCGAGGTGCTTATGCAATCGGTTTACCGCATCTTATTGGTGGCTTATCTGCAGCGCTTACCGGCGCATTGCGAGCGTTGCTGGATTCCGCGCATATTACTACGGCGCCCACAATGCTTAAGCTCAAAGGCGCCAAGATATCAGGCCAGTCATTAACCATTGAGCCTACGCAGGTCAGTGAGATTGAAGGCGCACCGGGTGTGGATGACATTCGTAAGATTGCCATGCCATTGCCATTTAACCAGCCCTCTCCTGTGCTGCTTGAATTGCTAGGTTGGTTATCCAATGCCGCTAAGGGCGTGGTCACCACGAGCGAAGAAAAGATTGCAGACATTACATCTAACGCGCCGGTTGGCACAACGCAAGCTTTAATTGAGCAAGGCGCTGCGGTGTTTAGCGCTGTGCATGCTCGCTTGCATGACTCACAACGCCGTGTGTTGAAAGTTATTGCAAGGCTGAATAACTGGTACTTGGATGAGCAGGTCAAGGGCGACATGGTTGAGGACTTGGAAGTCACTAAAGAAGACTTTGCCAAGAACTCAGATATTGTTCCAGTGTCTGACCCTCATATCTTTGCTGAAACGCAACGGTACGCGCAGATTCAGACTTTGGCTGCACGAGCTCAGGCCAACCCTGACTTATACAACCGCCTTGCTGTTGAGAAACGAATCCTCAAGCAGATTAAGTTGCCTGACATTAACGAGGTTCTGCCTGATCCTAATGAGGTGAAGGAAATGAACCCCGCATTGGAGAATGTGGCCATGACATTTGGTCGCCACGCCGGTGCGTTCCCGCGGCAAGATCACTTGGCTCATATTCAGGTTCACTTGGATTATTTGCAAGACCCAATGTATGGTGCCAATCCAATCATGGCTCCGGCTTTCATTCCATTGTGCTTAGAGCATGTAAAGCAGCACTTGACCCTGTGGTATCTTAACCAAGTGGATTCTTATAGCAGCGCGGCGTTGAATAGGCCATTTAATGTTTTGAAAGAGCAGACACTGCCGCAAGGCGCGGATCAGTTGCTTGCAGCAGTTGCGCAGCATGTGCATAAGGATACTGGTGAGACCTTTAAGGCATTGCCACCTATCATCCAAAACGCCATTGCTGCCATTAAGCAATTGTCAGGCCAACCGCCTACCGACCCCGCAACTCAAGCATTCATCCAAACCAGCATGGCAGAGACACAGCGCCGCGCTACCAAGGATCAAGCCGAGATGCAGTTGGAAGCTGCAAAGCTTCAGCAAGACATGCAACTTGCAACTCAGAAACTCCAAGCCGATATGGCTAAGAATACTGAGAACAATCTTACGCAAGAAAGAATTAAGTCAGCGGACCTTACGCGCGATGCCGCTAACTTACAGTATGAGCAGGTTAAAACTGCTTTAGAAGCGCAGAATCTAATTCAACAAACCCTAGGAGCTCAAAATGGCTGATGAAGGAATTAACATGCACAAACGCTTGGCAATGGGGGCAGGTGAGTCCACAGCCAAAGCTAAAGGCAAAAGTGTTATTCAAAAATACAAATCAGGCGGCAGTGTGATGTCTGAATCTCGCGTGGCAAACTTGCCTGCAAAAGGTTCAGCACCTCCACCACTTGCTCGCCCTGCTCCCGGCGCAGCCGGCAAAATTGCGACGATGAAAAAAGGCGGAGCCGCTAAGAAGATGTCTGGCTTTGCTGTAACCATTGCAATCCCCGTGAAGAAGTCTGCAGGTCGTGGCCGCTAAACATGGCTATTCTTGCAGATTTCATTGGTCAAATTAAGCAAAGGCAAGATCAAATTGCTGAATCCCTAGTTCAGGGAAACGCAGTCAATTTTGAAACCTACCAGCGCTTAGTTGGCCAGCACCAAGGCTTGGAGGAAGCCTTGTCTATCATTAATCAACTTTTAGAAGAGGAAAAGAATGTCGAACGACGTTGAACAGACGCTTGGAGAAGCGTTTCCTGTAATAGACCCTTTAATGGCACCGTATGGCGCAAGGATACTTGTGCAGTTACGAGCAGTTAAAGAAAAAGTCTCATCTGCTGGAATTTTTATTCCACAAGAAACTAAAGAGACCGAGAAATGGAATACCCAAGTTGGGAAAGTCATTGCAATCGGGCCTCTTGCTTTTAAGAAACGCGAGTCCATGGAGTCTTGGCCTGAAGGCGCATGGGCACAGGTAGGCGACTTTGTTCGCGTACCAAAGTGGGGCGGTGATCGATGGGAGATTGATTTCAAAGACGAGCAAGGTGCAGAGGGCAAATGCCTTTTTACCTTCTTCAATGATCATGAACTCATTGGCAAAGTCACTGGCGACCCTCGTGACATTAAAGCTTTTATTTAAGCTTTGAAAGGATGATATATGAATGCAACTGAAAAGTTGGAAATGCAGGTCGATGAGACCAAAGACGGGTCTGCAATTGCGCAACTACCCGAAGGAATGTCAAATCCCCAGTCTGAAGATCTAGATGATGACGAAGATGGCGTATCTAATGCATCAGGTGACACTGAGGGACCCGGAGACGACGGTGGTGAAGGTTCTACCACAGACGATCCGGAAAGAGAGGCCATTCGTGCCGCTCGACGTGATGAAAGAAGGCTTAAGAAGCAACTTCATCGTGAAAAAGCCCGTGAATCTAATCATTTAATCACGGCATTGCGAAAACAAAACTCGCAAATGGCGGAGCGAGTAGCTCTTTTGGAGAAACGCACGTCTGGTGCCGAGCTAGCAAGGGTTGATAAGGCCATTGATGACGCTGGTACAAGGCTTGAGTACGCCAAAATGAAGCTACAAGAGGCTGTCAATGCTCGAAATGGTGAAGAAGTTACCAAAGCTCAGCAGCTCTGGTACGATAGCCAACGGCATTTAGAGTCTTTGCAGTCATTGCGTGAAAATGCTAACAAGCAGCTTTCGCAATCCTCGCAAAGCATCAAACTTCCCGATCCAATGGTCCAGAAAATGGCCTCAGATTGGATCGATAAGAATAAGTGGTATGACCCCCAATTGAAGGATGCAGATTCTAAGATTGCTCAGACCATTGACGTGGCGTTGACCGAAGAAGGCTACGACCCAGCACTTCCCGACTATTGGGATGAGCTCGACGACAGATTGCAAAAATATTTACCACACCGATATAATTCGGGGTATAGTAATGGTACGAGAAACCAGAGACCGAGGTCTGTTGTGACAAGTTCAGGACGTGATACTACAGCGACGACAAGAGCCAACGAATACATCGTTGACCCTAAGCGCGTTGCCGCCATTAAAGAGGCGGGCATGTGGGATAACGTTGAGCAGCGAAACAAAATGATTCGCAAGTTCGCAGAATATGACAAACAACAGAAACGGAAATAATCATGGATGATCGTATCAAAAAGAATACCAACGCAGGACGTGAGAATCGTGCTATGCAAGATGCATCGCGTGCTGCACCTGAAGAAAACTTTGTTTCTTCCGAGGAGCGTCGTAGGATGTTCCGCTCGGAGTGGCTTCAAGAAGCGCTTCCGACCCCTCCCGAGATTCCGGGATACCACCTATGCTGGTTGTCTTCTACCAACCAATATGATCCAATTCACAAGCGTATGCGACTGGGCTACGAACCAGTAAAAGCCGAAGAATTACCCGGCTTTGAGCATCTGAAAGTGAAAGCTGGTGAACACACAGGTTTTGTTGCTTGCAACGAGATGCTTTTGTATAAATTGCCTATGGACATTTATCAAGAGCTGATGTATGAACTTCATCACCTTGCCCCTATGGAAGAGCAAGAAAAGATTAAAGTTCAGCAAGAACAATTGCTGGGTGAACGCGATAGCAATGGCAAGACATTGGTTTCAATTGAAGGCGGCGGTGTAGGATTCGATGCAAAAGTTAAACCACGTCCTGTTTTTGAGTAAACATGACAAAGTTTTTATTTCAATTTTTGAAAGGACTCAATCATGAGTGCAACTAATGCGCCGTTTGGTCTTCGTCCCGCGTATCATCCCTCAGGGTTAGATCGCGCTGTGACGTTGGCGGATGGCATTGCTTCTGCCTATAACACGGCTATCCTAAAAGGTCAACCCGTAAAGTTGAACTCTTCAGGTAATATCGTCGTCGCCGCTGCTGGTGATGCATTCCAAGGCGCCTTTGCTGGCGTTCAGTGGACTGACACTACCGGCCGTGCTCGTGTATCCAACAACTGGCCCGCAAATACTGCGTACCAAGCTGGCACATGCGTCGCTTACTACTACAACGATCCCAACATTGTGTATGAGATCCAAGCTGCTGGTTCACTGGCTCAAACTTCCGTGGGTGACATGGCTGATTTGAGCAACACCACTGCTGGCTCAACCACAACAGGTTTGTCTGCTTGCACCTTGTCAACCACATTGGTTGGCGCTGGTAATAGCGCACAGATGTTGATTCGTGACTTGGCCCCGTACCCCGACAATGCTTGGGGCGATGCGTACACGATTGTGCGCGTAACCATTAACGAGTCGCAGTTCAATGCGTCCGTTCTTGCCGTTTAAAGGAGGGAGTGAACCATGGCAGCTCCAATGCGCAGTACCGACTTTCGTAGTATTGTCGAACCAATTCTGAATGAATGCTTCGACGGTGTCTACGATCAACGTTCGGACGAATGGTCCACGGTCTTCCGTGAACAACAAGGTATTCCACGTAACTACCACGAAGAGCCTGTCTTGTACGGCTTTGGTGCAGCACCTCAGTTGCCTGACGGCAGCCCTGTTGCTTACCAACAAGGTGGCGTGCTGTTCCTCAAGCGTTACCTCTACAATGTGTATGGCTTGGCCTTCGCATTGACCAAGGTATTGGTTGAAGACGGTGACCACATCCGTATTGGTCAAGTTTACGCTAAGCATTTGGCCCAATCTTTGGTGGAAACCAAAGAGACATTGGCAGCCAATGTGTTGAACCAAGCGTTCAACTCAGCATATGCTGGCGGCGACGGCGTTCAGTTGAATGCTTCTACACACCCACTGGTTAGCGGTACAGCAAGCAATTTGCTGAACACAGCTGCTAACTTGAGCCAGACTTCCTTGGAGCAGATGCTGATCCAAGTTCGTCAAGCAGTGGACAACAACGGCAAGAAGATCCGTTTGCAACCCCTGAAGTTAGTGGTTGCTCCCGGTAATGTCTTCCAAGCTGAAGTTCTGTTGAAGAGCGTTCTTCGTGCTGGTACCGCCAACAACGACATCAACCCAATTAAGTCTATTGGTTTGATGCCTGAAGGTGCTTCAGTTATCTCTCGTTTGACATCTGCCACAGCTTGGTGGGTTCAGACTGATGCCCCTGAAGGCATGAAGTTGATGATGCGCCGTGGCTTGGAAAAGACCATGGAAGGCGACTTTGAGACCGACTCAATGCGTTATAAGGCCACCGAGCGTTATGACATTGGTTGGACTGACTGGCGCTCAATGTACGGTACTCCCGGCGTCTAAACCCAAGTGGGGGCTTCGGCCCCTACGTATTAAGGAGAAAAGACAATGGCACAAACCTATTTTGGTTCTACCCTGCGTGCAGGTTCTGGTTCTTTGACTGACACAGTTGACGGCGGTTTCGTCGTTATGATGCAGACAAACACCGTGACCACTGCAGCCGCAGGTACGGCTACTAGCGTTACTGAAGTCCTTCCTGCAGGTTCACAGATCATCGATATTTACATTGATACGATGGTTGACGAAGCAGTGGGTGGCGGTACAGCAACAGCTATTGCGGCAACAGTAGGGACAGCGGCTGCAGGTACACAATATGTATCTTCTACCGATGTTTTTGCTGGTGGTCGTTTTGTTCCTACATTTACCACAGCTCAACTTGCAGCTATGGCAGATATTGGCACGAACGTCAACGTCGTTTTGACTGTTGATCCTAACGGCACGATCAGCACAACGCAAGGCGTTTATCGCTTGACAGTTGTGTATGCTCAGAAACTTTAAGGGGCAACATCATGGGTCAATTTAAACCAATGCCTAAGATGAAAACCACTGAGCCTTCAGTTGAGCTGAAGCTCAAAAAAGGCGGTGCAGTAGCTAAAAAGGGTATTATTCCTGAAAGCGCTTCTGCACGTGGTGTCCCTATGGCAGCTCGTCGTGGTATGGCTCCTGCCATGCCTTCGCGCGGTATTGGTATGGGTGGTATTCCTACAAAAATGGAAACCGGCCCAATGCCAATGATGCGTAAAAAAGGCGGTGAGGTTGAGTCTTCTAAGATGCATAAAGCTGAGATGTCAGCTATTAAAGGCATTAAGGGCGACATTAAGTCTCATGCTAATAAGCCTGCGTCTAAAGCTCATAAAGGTCTGAAAACTGGTGGAGTAATTGAGAAGTACGCTACAGGTGGCGTAATTCAAAAGTACAAAACCGGTGGTAAGATGAAAAAAGCTTACGGCGGTTCTTGCTAATCAAGGTCGGGGCTTCGGCCCCTTCCTTTTAATTTATTTTGGAGAGCCAAATGGCAACCGTAATTTCATCTATTTCGCGCCAAGGCGCGTATGAACCGTTCGAGTTGCAGGTCTCTCGCGGTCAAATTCAAGGTCACACCACGGTTATTGTTTTTGGGTACAACCCAGATGTGGATACATCTGAAGAAACAATTTGGCCTGATGGTGGTCTTATTCCACACCCAACAACTGCATCCGTCTTAAAAATTAGTTCATCCAGCGCCGCCGACACATCTGATGGCACTGGCGCACGAACCGTTTTTATTGAAGGCGTGGACGGCAATTTCAACGTGGTAAGCGAGACTGTGATATTGAACGGTCAAACAGCAGTCAATACAACAAACTTGTACCTATATGTGAACAGTTTCTATGTCGCTACAGTTGGCTCTGGTGGGGCAAACGCAGGCAACATCAATGCTGGTACTGGCACGGTGACATCTGGCGTCCCAGCAGTTTTGTATGACATCATCGCAATTGGTTACAACCAGCGCACCACTGGTCATTACTGTGTTCCAGCAGGCTTCACAGGCTACATAACAACAGGTTCAATTTCTGCTGGTCAAGCCACTGGTTCAACTTCTGTCACTACCTTTCTAAAGCAACACGGCACAGACAACATCTTGCGTGTTGGCGCGGTTGCCGCAGTAAACAATAACGCCGCTGTGTTTGATTTTGTACAGCCTTACACAATTCCAGAAAAGAACTGTGTCGGAGCATCTGCAATTGGAACCGCCGCAAACAACGCAGTAAGTTCGTACTTTAATATTATTTTGATTAAAGACGGTCCTTAATATGCCAAGCAAATCACCAGCCCAACATCGTTTGATGCAAGCCGCCGCTCACACCAAGGGCGGCTTTGGTGGTGTGCCCCAAAAAGTCGGCAAAGAGTTTGTGAAAGCAGATAAAAAGATGAAAGATGGTGGTGAGCCAAGACTTTCAGTCTCTCGTGGCGAGAAGCTACCCACAAGTCGTGGGGCTGGCTTAACTCAAAAAGGCCGCGACAAAATCAATCGTGCAACAGGTTCTAATTTGAAAGCACCTGCGCCTAACCCAAAAACTAAAGCTGATCAAGGTCGTAAGGATTCATTCTGTGCTAGAATGTCTGGAATGCCGGGGCCTAAGCGCGATGAAAAAGGCGAGCTTACTCGTAAAGCCGCATCTCTTAAACGTTGGAACTGCCCAGGGTGGTAATGTATGAGCACTAGTGGAACAGTTGGACAGACAACAATTACGGTTCAAAAGCTAATTGATCATGGCGCGCGTCGTTCTGGCAAGCTGGCTGAAGAGTTAACCAATGAACAAGTATCTGCGGCTAAAGACAGTCTTTACTATTTGCTGTCTAACCTTGCCAATCGCGGAATTCAGTATTGGTGCATTGATAAGACCGTTGTAGGTCTTAATCCCGATAAATACGTTTACTATTTGCCAACTGGCACGGTGGACGTGCTGAACGCCAACTACCGCACGGTGACAGCTAATAACACTGGTGCGAATAGCTCTTCAGGCAATGCAGCCAACGCTTTTGATGGCCAGTACACTAACATTTGCCAATTAACCAACAACTCGGGTTTTATTGGCATCAATAACGGGTCTGGAAATGACATCTACATGGGGACCGTGGGTATACTACCGGCAATATCCGGCTCAGTGACCATCTCAATTCAGTCTTCTACCGATGGCACAACATGGACAACGGTTTATAGCCCTGGAGCCGTTACTTGGGCTGCAGGCACATGGCTTTACTATGACTTAGAGCCTTCAGCCAGCACGCCGTATTGGAGAATCTTGCAAACAGCAGGGGCCAATATGGGTGTCTATCAGGTGGTATTTGGCTCAAACGCCAATGAAATTCCACTGGCTCGTTTGAATCGTGATGACTACACGAACTTGCCTAACAAGAACTTTACAAGCCTTTATCCCTTGCAGTATTGGTTTGACAGAAACATTCCCCAGCCTGCAATGTACTTGTGGCCTGCGCCATCATCATTTGCGCCACAACTCGTGGTCTGGAGACATCGTCAAATTCAGGATGTAGGTGATCTATCAGGTGAGATAGAAATTCCTCAGCGATGGTATCTTGCCGTTCAGAACATGCTTGCGCACCAGATGGCTATGGAGCTGCCTACAGTCCCGGGTGAACGTATTCAGTATCTTGAAGGGCAAGCTGAAAAGTATTGGAATATCGCAGAACAGGAAGAAAGAGACAAATCTCCTATTTACTGGGCTCCGAATATTAGTTACTATACAAGGTAAGTATGCCACGTACGCTTGATACTCTTGGCAATGCTGTATTAAGTATTGCAATTTGTGACCGCTGTCACATGAAGAGAGCGTACGTTGAACTGGGACCTGATCCTAATTTCCCGGGCTTAAAAGTCTGTGATCATGGGTGCAAAGATCAGTTTGACCCATACCGTTTACCTGCGCGGCAGCCTGAAAAGATTGCACTTAGATTTCCAAGGCCTGATGTTAATATTGCTGTAGAGCAAGACTCGTTGATCACTGGGCCGTATAATACGTACAATATCTCGCCGGAGCAGAATACTGATGATCCAGAGAATAATGGCAACCTTGATAACCTGAGTCCGTAATATGGCCAATATACAAATTACGCAACTGCCAACCGCCGGCGCAATCACAGGCACAGAGTCAGTGCCAATTGTGCAGAATGGCGTCACGGTTCAGACAACTACAGGCGCCATTGCTGCATCACCTGCGCTAACTGCGACATTCTTAACTAAAAATCAAGAGCCTACACTACCCAATAGCCGCTATTTATCTACCAACACTGGTATTACATTGGTTGATGGCGGCGCGCAGTCTTACTATCAAATTGCACTAACAGGCGCGGTTTCTCAGTTAAATGCACTTGGCGGTGGCATTGTTGTTAAAGACGGCGCGGGTTCACTGGTTAACCGCGCTATAGCAACTTCAGGTGCGGGTTTAAGTGTTTCTAACGGTGATGGTACTGGTGCTAATCCAACGCTTGCTTTAAGTGGCGTGGCAGCGGCTGTAGCAAACTTAGGCGGCACTGGGCTAATGGCTATTGTGAGTGGCTCTACTGTCGCAGGACGCGAGATTCTTGGAACAGCAAATCAAATTGATGTTGCCAATGGCAATGGCTCAGGCAACCCTACTCTATCATTAGCTTCTAACGCAATATTTCCTGGGACTGGCGCAGTTACTGTGCCTAACGGCACTACGGCGCAAAAACCAGTAGGCGCAGCAGGTCAAATTCGATACAACACTGACACGCAAGTATTTGAAGGATACGCTAGCGGGTCATGGAACCCATTTAGTTTGGCTGGAGGTGTTTCTACTTTTAGCGCAGGGTCTACAGGGCTTACGCCTTCTGCCGCTACTGGAGGTGCTGTCACCCTTGGTGGCGTACTCAATGTAACGAATGGCGGTACTGGTGCAAGTACTTTGACTGGCTACGTTAAGGGTGCCGGTACAGCCGCCATGACTGCCAGCGCTACCATCCCCAATACAGACATTACTGGGTTGGGTACGATGTCCACGCAGAATGCCTCTGCTGTTGCGATTACAGGCGGAACTGCTTCTGGTGTTGCGGTAACTGGTAGCACGATCAACAGCACTCCAATCGGAGCGACAACCCCTTCTACTGGGGTGTTCACGTCTGTCTCTACAACGACAGGCACAATTACAACAACACCATCAAGTGCCACAGACTTGGTCAACAAGCAATACGTTGATGACCAAGTTGCGGCTGGTATTAACATCCACACAGCTTGCTTGGTCGAGTCTCCAACGCCGCTGACGGCGACATATAACCAACCCGGTGGGGCTGGCGTTGGTGTTGGTGCAACATTGACCAATGCAGGCGCACAAGCCGCCTTGGTAATTGACGGCGTGACAATGGCTGTTAGCAACCGCGTTTTAATTTATACGCAAACAGATGCCACCCAAAACGGCGTTTACACGGTCACCAACATTGGTTCTGGTTCAACGAACTGGGTTTTGACCCGCTCGACGGACACCGACACCTATGGGTCAAACTCCTCAACACAGTTAGGGCAAGGTTCATATTTCTTCATTCAGAGCGGCGCAACTGGTGCTGGTGAGTCATATGTATGCAACACCGTAGGCACGATTACGTTTGGCACAACTGCAATTACTTTTGCTCAATTTAGCCAGTCTATTTTGTACAGCGCTGGTACAGGCTTGACTTTGTCCGCTGGGTATCAGTTCAGCATCACCAACACTGGCGTGTCTGCGGCTACCTACGGTTCTGCTTCACAAGTCCCAGTTTTGGCTGTCAATGCTCAGGGTCAAATCACTTCCGTCACCAACACGTCGATTGCCATCGCTTCTGGTGCTGTATCAGGCTTAGCGGCTTCTGCTACTACCGACACTACCAACGCCGCCAACATCACCTCTGGAACGCTTCCTACAGGTCGTTTAAGCGGTTCTTACACTGGAATTACTGGTGTTGGTACGCTGACTGCTGGAACATGGAACGGTACGGCTATCGGTGTTGCGTACGGTGGTACAGGTTTAACAGCTACACCCACCAATGGTCAGTTGGCTATCGGTAACGGAACTGGCTACACCTTAGCTAACTTGACGGCAGGAACAAACGTCAGTATCTCAAATACAGCTGGTGGGATTACGATCTCAGCAACTCCTGCAGCTGGCGGTACTGTGCAAAGCGTGGATGGCTCAGGCGGTACAACGGGGCTAACGCTTACAGGTGGTCCTATTACCGTGTCAGGTACTTTGACTCTTGGTGGTACGTTAAATGTTGCCAACGGCGGTACAGGTGCTACAACTTTAGCTGGGTACTTATTTGGCAATGGCACTTCAGCAGTTACTGCTTCTACAACAATTCCTAATACAGCAATCACTGGCTTAGGTACAATGTCAACGCAAAACGCTAATACTGTTGCAATCACAGGCGGTGCAATCAATGGCACAATAATTGGCGCTTCAACAGCTGCGGCTGGTAGCTTTACTACTGTGACTGCCACGAATTACGTTGGCGTATCTGGAGGAACTTTCTAATGGCTCAAGCTGGATTCACACCTATATCGCTGTATTTCAGCACAACGGCTGCTGCCGTTCCGTCTTCAGGCAATCTTGCTAATGGCGAATTGGCAATTAACATTACTGATAAGAAGCTTTACGCAAAAGACAATACCGGTGCGGTATTTTTGCTAGCGTCTGAGTCAGGCACAACAGGTACAGTTTCAACCGTGTCGGTTGTAAGTGCTAATGGTTTGGCAGGCACTGTTGCAAATGCAACTACAACACCTGCAATTACGCTTTCAACAACCATTACTGGTGTTCTAAAGGGTAATGGTACTGCAATTAGCGCGGCAGTATCTGGGACAGATTACGCACCAGCAACAAGCGGTACGTCAATTCTTTATGGAAATGGCGCAGGCGGGTTCAGCAATGTCACCATTGGCACAGGTGTTACCTTTGCAGGTGGTACGCTATCTGCAACTGGTACAGGCGGTACAGTAACTTCTGTTGATGTGTCTGGTGGAACTACAGGGTTGACCACAAGCGGTGGCCCAATCACTACATCAGGCACTATCACATTAGCTGGCACACTTGCTGTTGCTAATGGTGGTACAGGGCAGACATCTTATACCGATGGTCAATTGCTGATTGGTAACTCTACAGGCAACACGTTGACTAAAGCCACCATAACTGCTGGTACTGGTATTAGCGTTACAAACGCTGGCGGTTCTATTACCATCGCATCAGTTGGTGGTGGCGATAACGCACTTCTTTATTATTTCCTGACTTAAGGATAAATCATGGCACAAACTCCAAAATCAGTTAGCGTAAACGTTCAAGGTTTAACTAACTCTACTATTTACACGGTTCCTGCTCTTAAAACTGCAATTGTCAGGGCTGTCATTGGCGCAAACGCTAATAACGGTAGTAATACTTTCTCAATATCAAAAGCTATTTCAGGTCAGAACTATCCTATTAGCACAGACCAGATTCCTATTACTGTTAATGCAACTGGCGGAACTAGCATTCGGAATGTTAATCTATTGCAAGCACCAATTACTATGGCGGCTGGGGAAGAGCTAAAAGCGTATTCTTCAACATCTAATCTTTACAATTTACCTTCTGTATCTTCAGCAACGCCTACCACAGCCGCTGATGGGTCAACGTATAGTATTTACGCCAATGTGTTTGCAAACGGCATTTACATGGCGGTTGGTATTTGTACTTCTGGTGCGTATGTAGCAACAAGCACCGATGCGATTACATGGACGCAAAGAACAGGCGCTTTGTCAATGGCTGGCCAATTTACTTTACTTTCATGCAATGGTTCAGTTTGGGTAGCCGCTAACTCAGCCAGCAGTCAAGGAACTGTTTTTTACAGCTCAGACAATGGGGTGACTTGGGCTCCTGCTGTTGTCACCGCTACCTCTACAAATTTTCAGTGCCTAATAGCCAATGGTTCTACTTTTTTAATCAGTTCCTCTGGAACTCAGAAAATTTATTCTTCTACTAACGGAAGCACTTGGACGGACGTAACGGCGTATACCACAGCAATTGGAAGTAGTACCGCGGCTATATACAACCTTGGTTGGACAGGTTCACATTGGATTGTAGAAAACCAATATGGTTCTTTAGCAAGCGCAGACCTTACCACTTGGTTTGGTTATGTGGGTGTGAGTTTGGGTAGGGTAAGCGTTACAACCGTTTACACAACCACGTATTCTGAGGCGTATAGTAAATATTACTCTACAAAATTGATTGCAGGGCAACCAAACGTATTTTCTTCATCCAACGGACTGTTGTGGGAAACAGTGGCATCAATAACGGGGACGACTCCTTATAAAATTTGCTGTGCAGGAACTAACCCAATACTTATTGGGGTTAGAGAATCAAGCAATACAACCAGATATAAGTCTACAGACGGCTCTACATTTACAACAACAACTTCCGCTGGTAGTTATGTTGGCCCTGTTCATGGGTTGGCAAATGGTTACTTTTTGACAATGCAAAACAGTGGCACAAACGATGCTTGTTCATTGAGTACAGACCCAGTAACATCAACAGGAACTACAGGTGGGGGCGCAATTTCTAGTTTCGTTTTGAGCCACGCCGCCGCAGACCCAGTTTCTGGTAAGTGGATTGGAGTTGGCAAAAATGCAACTAATATCTATGCAATTGGTGGTACTAGTGGAACCAATATTGGAACTGCATACAACTCAGCATTGCCTGTGTCGACTTACGGAATTCCAACTTCTGTTACTTGGTCTGCCGCAGACAGTTATTTTTACATGGTAACTGACACTGGCAATGTATTCAGAATGACTGACTATAACGCTGGATGGACTTTACAAACTGCCAGCAATCAGGTATTCACTGGTTCAACTACATCTATTAAATCCGTAGGAACAACTTTATATGTTGTAAGTGAAAGCGTTGGTAGCTATTTGGATTATGTATTTTCAAGTTCAACCGCTTCTGGCGGTTCTATTTGGGGCCTTAACAACTACGGAGCTAACGTTTCATACCGAGGTACGGGTTATGTGCAGAGAGCAGGAATGTATTATGGAGAAACACTTGCTACAAACGGTACAACCTTAGTTTGGAATAACTACAGAGGTTTTGCTTTTGCTTTGACACCCTCGGTTAGTCTTTACGGAATGCGTATGCCAGTTCCCACCGTTGGGACTGTTCAAACAGTGAATGGCAACCAGTTTATGTATGGTGGGTACGTTGAAGGTGTAGGCGAATATACTGGGTATTTCACGTCTACAAACGTAATAACTACATATGGAACTTACACAACCGCTAGGAACAGTGGTACGGCTTATGCATTTGCTGGAATACAACAACCACCAAATAAAATTGCATATTCTGGTAGTGTGTATTATGTTACCAGTACTCTTACAAATAGTCTTATATGGAATGGAGCAACGCCTCTGCTACTTGGATCAAATGCCGCACAAGTTGGAACGACAATTGCGGGTGTTACTGTAGTTAACCCATCAAACGGGTGGATGCTTGATGGAACTAATTTGGTTAGCTCGCCAAACAGTGGAAGATTAAATGCCGTTTGCAAAACATCTACACCAGCCAATTTTTTATACTCCGCAACAGTGACGGCATCTATTGTTGAAATTGATTAAAGGATAAATGATGACTACTATTTACGACGGTGGCCCAGCCAACCCAATCGGTAACGAATCAGGCATTTCAGTTCGAGATTACTTTGCTACAGCGATTATGACTGGCGTGTACTCTTCAGGTGCTCAAGCAACGATCACCGCTGAAGACGCATATCGCGCCGCTGACTTAATGTTGGCAGCTCGTACTGCTGATCTGTACCCAGTTGCCGTGCCAGTGGTAACGCCTGTTGTGGAAGAAACACCAGTTGACGAAACACCTACGGAGCCAACAGCATGAAGTTACACCTAGACATTGAAGTCGTAAACCAAGTGCTTGGTTATCTTGGAACACGCCCTTACCAAGAGGTGTACGGCTTGATCCAAGCGATTCAAGAAGCCGCTAAACCACCTGCGGTAACTGAACCCGACTTAACGGCGGGCTAGCATGTGGGACTGGGCTGAAGCATTTGTTGCCGCAGCCTGTATAGTGGCCTTCGTTATCTATGGCACTTACATAATTGCATGGAGCTGGGCGTGGTAAATGCGTTGGCTGTTGATGCTCTTTTTGGTGTTTCTACCGGGAGCCGCCAGCCAAGACAGGAAGACTGAATATCGCTGTGTGCGGTGGGCATGGACGGGTGATGTTTATAACCGCAAAGTTGTTTGCCTACAGTGGGAAAAGGTTGTACGGAAATGATTGATCCGATCACGGCGCTAGAAGGATTGCAAACTGCAATCAGTGTCGTTAAAAAAGCTAG